TCCAGCGGCGGCGATTCCTGTGTAGTCTTGAGGCATGATTACTTGATCTTGCTCAGAACCTTAGCAACCGTGGCCTTGACGTTGGTGCCCGACGGAATGCTGCCGTGACAACCCATGCCCGGCATCTTGGAGTACGTCTCCTTGTTGCGGTCGGGCATTCCGCCGCCGGACATCTTTGGCTCACGGGCGTTGAGTTTGCTGATGGGTTCGAGGTGCTTGCTCATTTCTTTCCTTTCGGCGCAGCGCGCTTGACAGCATATGCGATGGCAACGGCTTGCTTCACCGGCTTGCCGCTTTTGACTTCAGCCTTCACGTTCTTGCGGAAGGCTTCTGGAGATTTGGATTTGACGAGCGGCATTACTTACCCTTCTTGGCCGTTTTGGCCGACTGTTTGAACGCCTTGTTGGTAGGGGCGCCGGGCGAGCCAGGCTTCCTCATCTTCTCGCCCGAGCCTTCTTTGATGCGCTCGCGCTTGGCGTGGATATTAGCGTAGAGTCCGGGTTTAGTAGCCATGATCAGCACTTCCATCGTTTGAGTGATGCCTTAGCCCGCTCTGCTGGACCTTTGGCGTTTTTAACCACCCCTTCCATGCGGGCGCAGAACGAATCTTTACGGCCTTGGTCGGCCTTGGTCTTGGGGTTGGGTGCTGGCGCCTTGAGCTTGGAACCAGTGGCTGCGTTGTACTTCTCGCGGCCCTTAGCTGTCAGGCCCGCGCCCTTGCTGACGGGCAGCTTCTCGCCCCGTCCAACGCTTAGAGACACGCCTTTTTTAGCCATTACGCCCCCATCCAACTGGTTACAGCCCCGCCACTATACCCGCTTGCGGTGCGGATGTGTGACTTTGGCTCACGATACTCTCGGCTGGCAACAGGATACGCAAACGTCAGCGCGATGGCGTCTGCTGCGTCCGGTGAGGCCAGACCACGGGCTTTCATGTCCTTTTTGGACTCTAGATAGATCGTACCACGCGAATCGGGCTTCATCTTAGGCGAAATCAGGTCACTTTTCAAGAATCTGTCGTTGGGCACACTGGCTGACTTCAACCAATCGCGCATATCGCCCCACATTTCAGCCCGTTTGTTGCCGTACATAATGGGGTTTTTGGCCTTGTTGCCGAAGTTCACGCCCCTGACCTTGTACCGCTGCTCCTTGAGCCGGTCCACGACCCCCGCCCCCAGCCCGCCCTCGTCAATGTTGACCAGCGACGGCTTGAACTCTTCAATCGCGTCGATGACGTGCCCGACCACCGTCATGGTGTCGTCGCCCCGATGCCGGATCAGCTTGACGATGTCGCGCCCCTGCCGCACGGCGATGACCGTTGCGTCTGCCCCGAACCGCGCCGGGTCTACGCCGATCACAATCGGCGCTGACTGGTCCATATGCTTGGCCCGTTTCATCGCCTCATCGACCACGCCAATACTAATGAACTGATCGTCGCCCTCGTTTGGGAACTGACCGTACACCTCGACGTGCGCTTGGCTTGAGTCCGGCCCGTATTCCGCGATAATCTGCTCATACACCTGCTTGTCGGTGCCCTCGACCGTCCTTGCGTCCACGATTTTTGACGCCCAGAACTCCCGTTTGCTGTTAAACGCCTCGTAGAAGTACCCGGTGTTGCGGCGCGGGTTAGAAAACGCCAGCCAGAAGCGGTTTGGCGTGTTCTCTGTGAAAAATCCGCTGGTCACCGCCCAGATCGAGTCGTCGATGCCGCTGGCCTCGTCAAATATCACCATCACGCCGTCGAAGTTATGCACGCCAGCGTAGGCGTCCGGGTTCTCTGCCGACCATAGCCGCCCCTCAACGCCCCAGTATCTGGTGCCCTTCTTCAGGTCGCGCTCGACCAGCTCCGTCAGCCACTTGGCCGGCATCAGTCTGGTAGCGCTTACTTCAAACCAATGGCTGTTGATCGACATCGCCAGCCACTTTGTCAGCTCGGCCCAGGTGATACTGCGGAGCTGGCTCTCACTGTTGGCCGAGATAATGGTCGTCGAGCCAATGCGCGTGGACAGCATCCAGTCCGTGATCCAAGACACTAACGCCGACTTGCCAATACCCCGGCCTGAACTGACCGCCAGGCGCAGCACGTCGAAGTCCAGCTTGCCACCGTTCTTCTTTATGTGCTCGGCCATAGTCGCGAGCACCTCGCGCTGCCACTTGCGCGGGCCAGTGAAGTGCTCCAGTGGCGTGCCCTTGACGCCCCACGGATACGCGAACATCACAAACGCCAGCGGGTTGTCCTTGATGGCCGGGCTCCATAGCCGAGCCATCAGCTCCTGCTCATCCTGCGCGCTGTAACGTGTGGTCTGCATGTTGTAGCACTTGGCTTGGGTTGTTCTCGATTACGTCAGTGACGTCCAGTACGCGTCGCTCGGCCTCTTGTAGCGCCGCTGTGATGCTGATGGACTGGTTCACGTCTACTGTAATAGCCTGCTTGGCTACCCAGCCGTGGACGTTTTGAAGGATCGCCAGCGCCGCCTTGGCGTCGCCCTGCGCTGCGGCTTCGTGCAGCAGGTGGCTCATCTCCAGCTCGCCCTCGGCGCGGCCCTTGAGTTCAGCGTACTCCGCGATCTCGTCAAACTGCTTGAGCCTGGCGTACTCCTTGGGCAACATGCCTGCGGCCAGCGCCAAGTTGTCGCCTTTGAGGCCGAGCTTGGCAGCCTTGTAGATGCGATGCAGCCGGTCTTCAGTCGCTTGCAACTGACGCGGCTCATATGGCAGGGTCTCGAACATAGGCCGAATATAGCACTTTTGCAAAAAATAAAAAAGTTTGTGCAACCCCTCCGCTGCCGTGACCTCCCGGTCCCCGGCCCCCTCCCCCCCTCGGTTTTGGCCGGCAGCACCTGGCCGCGCGCCGCTTGGGTCAGATTGTCACATTGTCACGCGGCGCAGGGTCGAGGGCTTCCGTAACTGCTCGCACCTGGGCGCCAGTCATGGGTCATTTGGGTCATGGCCGGTTGATGACCCAAATGACCCATAAGGCGCAAGCCGGGGGATTTATGGGTCATTCTGGGCTTTTTAGGATGACCCATCGAAAAAGCCTTATGAATCAACAGGTTAGGCGCGTCCGAGGCATTTATGGGTCATCTTGCCAGAAAGTTGATAGAGGCTGACCCCCCCAGCGCGGCGGCTGGCGGCGTCGGTGCAGCCGAGACCGTACACCAAACTGTATACAATATATTTTATCTTCTTTCCTTACTAATAGACTAATGACAATATGACCCAACAGCCCATTTTCCCCTCTGTCATGTGCTGGGTCACCGCGCCTCTTAAAAGCGACAATCCATAACCGAACCTCGACCCAACTTAGGGTTTGTCCCTAGTTGACAGAATAAAAGATTCCCTTACACTTGCTACGCGCGTAAGCGCACCGACAAACCCTATGGAGCAAAGCAAATGATTCACTACTCTACCGGCCGCACATATGACAAGCCCCAATGCCTGGCGATTGACGCGCCAGCTGCGCCAGCTGATCCGCTCGCTGACGTGCGCGTGACATTCGTTGACGCGTCGCGCGGCATCAGCGGCGCTGTCACGCTGATGGCGTGCGAGCTTGGCTCAGGCATTGGCCGCTCGGTCCTGCGCGAATATGACGCCGGCCGTTATTCCCTCATCTAGCCCTCAACCCTCGCGCGGCCCGAGCGGCCGCGCTTCATCCACTAAAGTAAAGGACCAGACCATCATGCAACCCATCATCCAATTGCCCAACGACGTGCAAGCCGCCGGCTACAAACAAACCCGGCCATTCCACCATGAGCAGGTTTTCCATAGCCCCAGCGCCAACTTCACCGGCACCGAGCGCGAATTCTTGCAAGCCGGCCACGCCTACGCCTACATCCAACTCGACGCCTACGCCCGCGTTACCGTTCAGTAAAGGACAAACATCATGAAACACTCAATCGGCTACGCCTACCCGACGTCAGACTACGCCAAGAAACTCGGCACGCATGGCGTCTATGTCGAGCTTGGCACCAAGCTCCTGCCGATGGCGTCCTATGCTGACGCTATTGCTCACGTCCAGACCCTCCGCACCGAGCCCGACCGTTGGTCAATCGACCACCCTGCCAATGCGTCCTATCTCGCCTACGCGCAGCGCCTGCAAGCCCACCACAATCGCCAAGGAGCCTAAACCATGTTCTACGTCACCATGACCGATAAATTTATGTCAGGCTGGGGCTATGCCGCCGGCAAGACCAACAAAATGATTGTGGCCTGCGACACCATCGCGCAGGCCGAACAAATCGAGCGTGTAGCGCAGCGCCGCCCGGAAATGCGCTACGTCAACATCCGCACCACCAAGCCGCGCTACGGCGCCAACGTCGTCGAGTCTTGGAAAACCTGGGGCGATCTGGGCCCAGTCTGGAAAGGGGGCATGGCATGACCGCACAAGCACTAGAGTGGCAAGCTCTTTGGGACGCTATGGACGCCCAGCCCGACCAATGGATTCCGACGACAGAAGCTATGTATTGGGACATGTTGTGTGTTTTGCCGCCTCGCAAGATGGTGGGGCAAAACTTTATGGTGGGTGAACCCCTGCGCCACAACAGCAAAGGCGAGGCGGTGCACGCATGCTTTACCAAATTTGGCGACACCTATAAAGCCCGAAACCTAACCTTGGCCCAATTCATGGCCGAACATGGATACGCTAAAACATGAGACAGCACTGCACGCCCGAGCCCCAGCGCCGGCCCAGCATCCTGCGCGACTTCCTGCAAGCCGCTATCTTCGCTGCGCTGATCGGCGCGCCCTTTGTCCTTTATTTCTGGAGCATGACGCCATGACCACTACCGAACAAGAACGCACCGCGTACATGGCCGGCGACACCAAGACGGCCGACCTACTGGCGCGCATTGACGCGCTGCAGCGGGCCTTAAGCAAAGCCACAGCGCGGATCGAAGAGTTGGAAGATGAGCTATACGTCGCGCGCCGCGAATGGGCCTACGGGGGCACGGAATGAGAACAATAACCTACCTGCACCGGCACGGCGACATCGAGCTAGATTGCACCCTAGAGTACGACCGAGGCCAGACGGCCAGCGAGATCGACCCGCCATACCCGCCGGTGGCCTACCTGATAAGCGCCAAGGTGGGCGGCGTCGACATCCTGCCTTTGCTCGGAAACGATTTGATCGGCCAGATCGAAGAGGGCGCGATATGGTCGCAGGACTAGTTGCGGTTATACTGGTCGCGCTGCTAGTGGTCTTTCTCGATCTCTAGGCAGTTGCCACTCCTGTCTTGACCCCCACCGGCCACAAGCCCGTGGGGGTTTTTCTTTACTTGACCCGCACCATAGACGGCGCCGGCGCGTCCTCAACAAGCCGGCGCAGGTCCGACTTCGTGTAGTCGGCCATCGACGGGTGACAGTAGATGTTTTTCTTCGACGGGTAATCGGCCGACGCAAGCCGGCCCATGTTGACCCAGCCGGCCTCCTTGAGCGCGTGCAGGAGCGCAGCCTGTGGCACCTTCACGCCAGACGGCGCGCTGGCCGCTACGCGGTCGCACAAGGCGTGGAATGGGCTACCGACCGCGCCACGGGCGAACTCACCCCGACGCGTGCGCATCATCTCGACCAAATAGCTTTCGGCAATGCTCATGCCATGCTCGACCAGGTTCGCTTTAAATTCAGTCCAGGCCGGCGCAGCCGACGGATTGAACGCCGACACGTCACGGGCGCGCAGCCAGGCGGCAACGGCCTCATAACCGCCGGCCTTGTACCAAGCCCAAAGCCGGGCGGCGGCGTCTGGCGCCATGCGGGGGGCGCTGGACCAGACGCAGAACCAGCGCCGATCTTGACTGTCGATTGTGATCGGCACGGGGTCATTGGAAAACGCCAGCACGAACATGCGATTAAGCGAATCGTACGGGTGCAGGCCCTTGCGGTTAACCGTGAGCATGTCGGGCGGCGCGGCAATGATAGGCTTGAGCTTGTTTGCCAGGGCGCGGCGCTCTTTGGCCTCGGGCTCCTTCAGCTCGTTGAGGATGAGAATCTCCGACTCCAGCGCGTAGCCCCACTGTGACCCAAGCGTGTCGTTGTCGAGCAGGCCCCGGTTCTTGAGTTGCGGCCCACAGACGGCCCAAATGAACGGCGCCCATAGCGTATCTTTGCCGCAGCCTTGGTCGCCACCATGCAGGACCGCGTGATTGATCTTGATCTCGGGATGCTGGACCTTGTAGGCCATCACGTTAAAGATATGCTCGCGCTCGCTGGCCTCGGGCACCAGCGCCGCGCAGTGATCCAGCCAAGGCGAGATATCGGCACCGGCAGCGCCTACGGCCGGGCGCGCGTCGCGCCAGCGGTTGCCGTACACGTCGCCGTCGCGGGCCACTAGCACGCCCTCGCCGGCGGCGTAGGTGATACCGACCAGCGCCTTGGCGCCCATGTCTTGGCGGTTCTCGTCGAAACAGTAGGACGCCTCGATTTTGGGGCGCTTGCCGAACAGCGAGCGGCACTCGATATGGCGAAACAGCGCATTGAAGGTCGAGCGGCTGATCTCGCGGCGGTCTTGCAGGTCGAAGTAATGGTCACCCTCTTGGACGTAGCAGAACCGTTTGTACCAATCGGCCTTTTCAGTGCGGCCCAGCTCCTTGCGCTCGACTTCGGCGATCACGCGCTTGGCCTCGTCGGGGAACGCCTCGGTGGGGTGCAGCTTGCCTAGCGCATCAGTCATCATCGACGCCAGCAGCTCATCGCGCAGGCCAGGCGCATGGTGCGGCCCGCCCTGCTCGCCGACCCACTTGAGAAACGTCGCGCTATCCAGATCGATGCAATGGCTGTGCAGGCAGCAGAACGCTCGCATGGACGGGTTATAACGCCCCTCCGGGTTGCCGTCGCTGTGCTCGCTGGAGTTAGGGCAGACGATGCCGGCCCAGCCTTGTCCGTTGGGCTTACTGAGCACCAGCCCCTGATCGGATAGCCACGCCAGCACGTCATCGGCGCCGTCGTCAGAGACGCGGATCGGGCGAAACGTTGCGGCCTCCTCGGTTGGGGTGACGCCGAGCGCCTCGCATATTTGGGGCAGGCTGAACTGCCGCTCGGGGTGGAACTCGACCAGCCGCGAGACAAACCCGTCGCGGCCAGGCTTGAGGTTGACGCTGCCAGGCAGTCGGAAGTTCCGCACGGGGTTGACCGCGCCCTTGTCGCTGTAACCGGCAGCGGCGATGGCCGTGATGGCCGCGCTGTACTCGGCCTTGGTCGGCTGCTCCTCGGTGAAGGCGTAGCCCCACTGGTAGCTGCCCTCGCTCGTCTCCATGACCCACGTCGGCGCCAGCGGCGGCGTCTTGGGCGCCTTCTCAGGGTCGCCCACGTCGTCCAGCACCATGCACAAGACATACTCGCAGTTCGCGGCGCTGGCGCTGATCTTGCCGTCGGTGAAGCGGTCAAGGATGAAGCTGGCGGTGTTGCCGTACCATGACTGCCCGTCGGGCCGGGGTTTGTTCGGCAAGAACGCCGGCCAAGTGGCCTTAACCGCACCGTCAACGTGTAGCTGTATCTCGCCGTCCTGCAAGCGTGGTTTTTGTCTGACAATCAGAAACGTCTCGCCCTCAGGGGCAAGACTTGTCATATACTCCAAGAAATCCATCGAATAGCTCCTTTGGTGAAAACGCCCGGCAGGCCACTACCTGTCGGGCGTTGTTGTTTTAGGGATTTGCTGATTCAAAAATTTGCGCCAGCGCATCGCGGCGTGCAGCCACAGCTTCAGGCAAATTTTTGTACGCCCCTAAGTGTTTTTTGCGACGAGCGCGGTTAACGTATGCCACCCACTCGCCTCTACGCGGATCGTAGGACACACCAGTGTATCCGCTGCTGTTGTTGCATCGCAGCGGCCCATTGAGACCGTTGAGAGATTGCCCGACATCGCGCAAGTTAGAAATGCGATTGTTGCTACGACACAAATCTTTATGGTCTATGTTTTGAGTCGGCCACTTGCCGTAAACATACAGCCAAGCTAAACGATGTGCAAAGTGTTTTACACCGTCAATGCTCACTTTGGTGTAGCCGGCGCTATCAGTATGACCTGCCACCTCGCCTCGCTTGGCTTTTCCTGTAGATACCTTCCAATAAAAAAGACCCTCGCGACGGTCATACCGAACGACCTCCTTGAGTCTTTTTTGCGTTAGCAATAGCGTTTTCACGAGAACCTTTCCGACACGCCACCATCAACCGCCAACGGAAGTCCGTCAGCCCAGCTCGGCGGCGTGGTCATGATCTCACGCATTCTAAGCCCAACATCGTCCGCATTGCAAGCAGGGCATTCCACTATTACTTCATCGTGTATGTGCGCGATAGCAGGTATGCCTTCAGCGTCCATCACCCTCAACGAATGGCGCAGCACATCATGCGCTACAGCCTGTGTTATATTTTCCACCGCAACACCGTACCAGAGCTTGGCGCGAGGCCACTCTTTTGCCTCCGCTGAAGGCTTCCAGGCGGCCTTTGCGTATGAGACTTCGCCATCTTCATCAAAACGCGCGTATGGGTAGCAAAGCACCCGCCCTGACGGCAGCATGTACCACAGGTGCGTCTTGTCGTACATGTACGTCACTCGGTTAGCCGTAAACTCCGACCCAGGATTTCGCATAGCTCGCCGATACGCATCTTCAGCGCGTCTCCACATAGGTTGCGCCCAAGGGTTAGCGCGTCGCCATAACGCAACCATTCGTTGCGCCTCGCTCTCTGGCATAGACAATCCATAGACACGCGCCATAGCTGCGAAAGCTCCGACACCACCTCCAAAACCGCAGGCCAAAACGGCGACTTTGGCTTGCTGGCGCTGGTCAGGCGCGACGTCATGCACACTAAACATGTTTCTGGCTGTGGCGATGTACATGTCTTCGCCTCGCCTGAACACGTCCAAAGTGTCTTCGCCGCCTTCGCTGAGCCAAGGCAAAACGCGAGCCTCAATCGCCGACCAGTCGTAATTGATGAAAACATGGCTTGGTGCGGCAATGATTGCCGGTCGCAACATCTCCTTTAAGATTGACGTGATGTTCACACCATATTTAGGCACGATCTCATGGCCTCGAACCATTGCTGCGCGGACGGCGAGTGGGTCTTTTGCGCTTTTACGCGGGAGATTATGGATTTGAGCGCCGTAGGATGAAGCTCGCCCCGTTGCACTGCCTCCAGCAAAAACAAAGGCACCTCTAACCCGATGGTCCTCGTCGTCTGCAATTGACGCGAGGCGCTGGAACTTCGCAACCGACGACGCCCATAGGTCGCTGGCGCACTGTATGACCTCGGCGACAGCGGGCGGTATCTCATCGGGGTTCTCCATCGCGAGCAGGTTCGCTCGCACAGTTTTGTCAATCGAATACTTGTCCTTGACCAGCATCAGCTTCTTGGCCTCGTCGCCCACGCGCTCAAGCACCCATTCGCGCATCTTGGGCGAGCGTACGCTGGTGATCTCTCCGTCGGTCAGTTCGGCCACGCGCTCTTCGATCTCGACGAGCTCGTCGTGAGCGTAGCGCATCGCTGCCTTGGCAAGCGGCACGTCCACCAGCACGCCACGGTCGTTGATGCGCTCGTTGACGTGATAGTCGGCCAGCTCCTCCGCGCTCAGGGGCCGCATGGCCTTGCTGATCTCGCGCATGGCCTTAACGTCGGTTTCGCAGTACTGGATCATCTCGGCCATCAGCGCCGCGTCCTCGCGGAAGGTGCCATCGGCCTGGGGGATCGACAGCAGCCGGATCAGTTGCGCGCCTCGGTGGTCCTTCTTCATTGACACACTGGCGAAGCGCCCCACGTCCTCAAGGCTGCCAGGCGCGCAGTTGGCACGGGCCTGCGTGGCGGTGCAGTAGAACTGTTCTAGGTCGAAGTTAATCTGTAGGACGTACCAGAAGATCAGACGCTCGAAAGCGGCGTTGTGGGCGTAGATCGGGCCCTTGTGAGCGTAGATGCACTCGGGGAAGGGCTGGTTAGGCGTCCAGGTGACGACCTCACCATCGTCGAAGGCGTAGGACATGCATAGCACTTCGGTGCTCATGTCCTGCGCGTAGTTGTAGACGCCCTTGGCGCCGAGGTCTACTCGGCTGCGCGTCTCGAAGTCAACCCAGAGGATCATAAAA